CGCCAGCAGCATGAGCTGCATGTCGGTGATGGTGCCGTGCGTCGCGTCGCGCAGGGTGCCCTTCAGGGTGTCAGCCGAGAGGCCCGCCTGTTCCGTCAGGTGCTCGAAGCCTTCGCTGACGTCCTGAAACTCGGCGCCCTGCATCGTGATCTCGGCGATCGCCTTCGCCGCTTCCTCGGCCGACTCGACCACCTTTTCGAACAGCTCGGGGATCTTCTCGATGAGGTCGACGAAAATCTCGCCGCTCGCGACGCCGGCGGCGATTCCCGTGACCCACTTCGTCATGCCGCCAACGAGGCCTTCGAGTCCGCCTTCCGTGCCCTTCGCGGCGTCGGCGATTTGCTGCAGGTTCTCGGGGACACCGATCCCGAGCTTCTGCATCTTCGCGATGGCTTCTTCCGCTTTGGCCCCGAGCTTCGCGAGCTCGTTCTCGGTGAGGTTCGCCGTGCCGCCGATGGCCTCGACGGCCTTCGCCATGATCTCGGCCTGCTGCACCACCTGGCGCCCGCTGAACGCGTTCGCCATCGTGTCGAGCTGCTTCTGCACGGTGGACGCACCCGTGCCGAAGTCCTTGACGGTGGCCGTGGCCTGATTGACGGCGTCGTTGAACGACGAGAAGTCGCCAACGAATTTCGCAGTGACACCCATGCGTTAGTCGTCTCGCTGCTGCTGCTCGTTCAGCCACGCGATCAGCTCCTCGTAGTCCTCGGGGAGCAGCGCGTGCAGCTCGGGCAGGGTCCAGTGCATTACCCGGCAGATGGCGAAGTCGGACCGGATCTGCTCACGCCATCCCGGAAGTTTTTTCGCTCACGTTTCTCCCGTTCCAGCGCGTCCTCGTGGGCGCTGATCGCGTCGCGAATCTCGCTGTCGGTGTCGTCGTCGAGGTTGTCGAACGCCGAGGGCGTCACCGGCGCCGGCGTGCCGTCGGGCAGCGTGAACGACCACCCGAGGACGTAGGCGCTGAACTTCGCTCTGAAGATGAGCACCGGGTCGAGTTCCGAGATCGAGCGGCCGGTGCTGTCGGTCAGCGTGCGCCGCATCGACGCGAACATCTCCCGCCGCTCGCCCGCGTTGAGTTGCGCCTTGACGTCGATCCACTCGTCGCTCGGCAGCTCGATGCGCACGACGCGGGCTTGCACGAAGGGACACCGGCCGGCCATAGGGAACGTCCTCCTGTTCAGTAGGGCTGCTGATAGCGCCGGTACGCCTGGCCGAACGCGTCGTAGACGGTCGGCGATGCCGGCGGCTGGGGTTTCGTCACCGTGTCGGTGCGGTCGCGTCGCGGCGGCCCATCGAGATCGGCGACAAACGCGTGTGACTCGCGTGAGCGCACCGCGGTGATCGTCCAGTGCCACGCACCGAAGCGACTCGGCACGTAGAGCGTCAGCGGTGACTGCGCGAGCTTGAAGGCATCGGCGTGCACGAGTTGCGCGGTCACGGTCCAGCGGAGCTGCTTGTCGCGATGGACCGTGAACCCGCAGAGATCGGCGACGGGGTAGTGGTGCCAGCGGAGCTGCCCGCGCGTGCCCGTGGCGTGCAGCTCCTGCCGCTCCCGCGTCGCCACGCGCTTACGCCGCCTTCGCGAGCGCGGGCGCCGGCATCTTCGTCCAGTTGTCGGCCGCCGTCCACGTGCCGGTCATGCTGACCGCGCCGCTCGACTTCACATCAATCGCGGCGTCGAGGTACGCGAGCCCCTTGAAGAGGAGCGTCGGCACGAGCGACGACGGGATCAGCTCGAGGGCGACGGCCGTCTCGCCGAGCGCCGCGTCGAAGATCGCCGTGTCGTCGGTGTCGAGCCAGCCGCCGAGCGTGCCCTTGTAGTCGGGCAAGCCCTGCACGTAAATCTTGTTCGTATCGCCGAACGCCGTCACCTCCGCTTTGTCCCTCGCCATGTTGAGGGTCCACGCGTTCATCGACGCGACGAGCGTGGGCGTCGAGCCGCCCGTCGCGTCCATCTTGATCTGCCCGTGCGATCCGTGAATCCGGTTCATTGCCGCACTCCTTCGTGTCAGGCCGCCGCGCGGGCGGCGAGCGGAATCGGTTGTGCCCAGACTTCGTATTGCCCGCCGCGATGCTGCCACCACAGGTCGGCCGCGTCGGGGTCGTGTTCGCGGTAGCGCACGTATTCGAGGCGCTGACACAGCGTGAGGTGGTAGTTCGGGAGCTGCGCCGGGTCGAGCCGCGTCTCGAGATCCTGTAACACCGCTTCGATGCGGTCGGCCGCCTGGCGCGCGTCGGCGTTCGTCCCCCGGGCGAGCACGATCTTCACGAGATACTGCGGCTGCTCCCACGCGACGCCGTCGAAGTCGCCCTCGTCGTGCGAGGTCTGCACGGCGCAGAGCACGAACCGCGTGCAGCCGGGGTCCGCTTCATCGAAGAACACGCCGTCGGTCGCGATCGCCATCAGCGCCGGGTCGGCGCTCAGGACCGCGACGAGCATGTTGTCGATGGCGCTGCTGCTCAGCGCGATGGCGCGCGGGGTCATGGCCGTCCACTCAGTTCAAAGCCGTGGTCTTCGAGGATCTGGGCCTGCTGTTCGTACATCGTGCGGCGGTTCGTCGCCGCGATGGAGACGAGGCCCTGGCCGTGGTGCGCGGGCGCCGAGCCGCGGTTCCAGCCGCGCTGGGTCTTGCGGACCTGTGTGCCGAATTCCCACAGGTGTGCCTCGTGCGCCGTGCTGCGGACGATGCCGAGCGTCCCGAACTGCGAGCTGTCGATCTCGACCTTCACGCCGTTCCGCAGGTGGTCAATCGTCTCGCCGCTCTTGCGCGTGCGCGTGCCGGCCGGGTACGCCGCGCGCAGTTCGTCGGCGCTCTTGTTGGTCGCCTCGATGACACTCGCCGAGGCTTCCTCGTTGAGCGTCTCCGGCAGGTGCTGCAGCTCGTCGAGGAACTCGTCGAAGTTGTCCCACTCCAGCGTGACGCCCATTACGGCATGACCTCCTGACACGTGAGGTCGAGCGTCGCGTTGCGCTCGTTCATGTTGTCGACGCGGTCGACGTTGAGGATGCGGCCGTTGTAGAGCAGGCGCGTCTTCGTCGTGACCTGCGGGTGATACGGCAGATGCACCGTGCGCTTGACGGTTGTCACCGTCGTGTCCGCCGCTTCGCGTTCGCCTTCGCGCAGCGCCGTCTCGATGTGCGCCCACATGAAGGCGGGCTGACAGTCGACCCACGACGGGATCGTGCCGCCTTCGCCGTCCGGGACGCGGGGACCGGGGTTCTGGATCTGCACGCGACACTGGCGGGCGCTGGTCCGCGTCGTGATGCCGATCAGGCCGCTCATGCGACGCTCACCTGCAGGAAGCTCTCGACGAGGCGCGTGTAGCCGTAGGGCACCTCGATGACGGCCGGGTCAATCGTGGCGAGGTCGCGGCCGAGCGTGGCGAGATGCGCCGTGAGCAGGCCGACGAGCTGCAGGAGCAGGGGCGGCAGGTGCGCCACATCGGCATAGCCCGCCGTGACCGTGATGACGAACGGCAGGGCATAGTTGCGGAACGACGGGCTGTAGGGCCACGTCGCGCCGGGATTCAGGATGAGGCGCGCCCGGGCCGTGTCGACCGTGTAGGTGCTCGGGTCGACCGTCTGCGTCACGCCGAGCGGGTCGGTGTAGGTGATGCCGGTGACGGCCGTGAGCGGCCGGCAGCCGTCGGGCAGCTCCACGACCCACGTCAGGCCGCTCGAATAGACCTCGCGCGTCTGCGGCAGCAGCGCCAGGCCGGTATCGATCTCGACGCGCTGCCGGGCTGCGCTGATGAAGGCCTGCATGAGCGCATCGCGCGGATCGCCGTCGAGCCAGTCGAGGCCCGCGCGCAGCTTGCCCTCCTCGACGGTGAGCGGCTCCTCGGTCGGCGCCACGGTCAGGCGCGAGATCAGCGGTTCCGGCCAAATCGACGGCCACGGGTCCGGGTTCCACATCGTCAGTGCGTCAGTCTCCAGAACGCCCACAGTTCGAGCAGCGCGAGCGCCGTCAGCGCGACGGCGAGCGCGGCCCGGTTCGTCATCGGCGCCGCGTGCGTCCCCGCGCGTCGCCGCGTCGGTAGTCGCCCGTCGAGAACGGCGGACTCACCGCGTCGTCGGTCGCCGTGGCCGGTGGCGCGGGCACGGGCGCGGTCGGCGTCCGGGCGTCGCGTTGCGGCAGTTGGCTCGCGACCGTCGGCCGGAACGTCGTGCACGCCGTGTGCGGCGCGCCGCAGATCGGGCACGGGCCGGGGTCACGTCGAAACCAGAACATTGCTCACTCCCTCGACTGCTGGCTGGCCGCGTGGGTGTCATCCGCACCGTCGGGTGTGTGTGCCCGCACCCCGACACCGCAGTCCACGCGTCCAGCCAACCTTGGTGCGCCTCGTTACGCGAGGCCGGTCACTTCGCCGAACGCCGCCGGCCGGTAGACGCAGAGCGCGAGCCGCTCTTCGCCGCGGATGGCGACGAGGTTCTTCACGAAAAAGTCGTTGTGCGAGTTGCTGGCTTCCACGCGCACGCCGCCCTTCCGGAAGATTTGCGACATGCTGCGGAACGCGCCGACGAGCGACGTGCCCGCCACCATCGCCGGCGTGACGGCGCCGCTGACACCCCACAGCGTTGGCGCCTGGGGCGGGGCCCACGGGCCCGGCCCGTAGTAGTAGCCCTGCGCGTTCTTCGCCAACTGCACCGTCTGCCAGTTCGCCGGGTTCATGACCCAGCCGTCCGGCATGATGAATACGGTCGTCGCGATGGTCTGCATCTGCTTGTACATCGCGTCCATGTTCGTGTCGGTGCCGCGCGGGTGCGCCGGCGTCAGGCCAGGCGTGTTCAGGAACCCGAGCAGGTTCGGGGCCGTCCCGTCGCCGTTGAGGAGTTGGTCCTCTTCGGTGAGGTCGAGGCCGAGCCGCAGCCGCGCGTCGATGTAGCTCGCGATCTGCGCCACGTCTTCGAGCATCTCTTCGGTGACCGGCAGCCAGTGCGCCAGTTTCCGCACCGGGCTGGTGGCCGCTTCGAAGACGAGCGCCGACTCCGGCTTCGCCGCGCCCTCGGCGACCGGCGCGGCCGCGTTGGTGAACGTCTTCTCGCGCATGTACGAGATGACGTTGCTCGTCG